AAGAGACTCGGTAAATAATGAAATATCTATTCCGATTTGTCTTTGTGATTGGGACTGTGCCGTATTTATTTCTCCCAATGTCCGGGATTTACCCGGGTTCACTGCAGAATTCAATGTGAAGTCCGGAACCGCCATGTATTCTTCAATATACGCCTTAGCTTGCTGTTCAATACGTTCAGAAGAAATATCAGTGCTGTTTATCCGATTGAGATATTCCACCTGCCCTTGTTCGGCTTCTATTGCCTGACCAGGTTTAAACTTTATCTCTGATCCCGAATACCCAAGAGCGGGAGATACGCGAATCATGGGGGCGTTGTTCATCTCGTCCCTGATGAGACGTGCATTATAGAGCTTTTCCATGATTTGATGGAGACCTCGGATCTGCTCTGGGACTCCCCTGGATGAATGCCAGCGGGTATTTTTAAGTTCGAGATCATGTTTCACCCAAGTCCATAAACCGTGTTCATACGGGAATCTAAGTTCTTGAATTACCTTAACATCACCGAAATCCCGCTCTGATTTTGTTTCTTTAGAGCCAAATTCTATCCAGCTAAAGACCCATTTTTCACCATTATATTTAGTTTGACATTCACGGACATTGAACAGTTCCGACTTTACAGAGTCTTTGTCGACCCCCTCAGACGCCGCCCAGGCTACGGCCGCAAGAGACTCATCATCCATCCCTCCGTCTTCTTTGAGTTTTTCTATAACGCTCATATCGTAGATACCGCTCTTCGCCTTTTCCTTAAGTTCGTCAAGAGTCATCCATAAATCGTGGGTAATTCTTGTGGCGCGCTGTAGATCCGTTGTTCCTTTGGGGACAATAACCCTAATTCCCCGCTCCGGTTCTGCTGTAGGTTCTGAGTAAACTATTTTCTTCTTGAACTTCAGCTCCTTTTTACCGGATTTAAACTGCTTATATGCTTTATCTAATTCTTTTCTATCCTCTTCATTATCAAGGCTCATATTTTCCCTAAGTGCCAATATTTGTAGAGCCTCTTCTTTGCGCAACCGTTTTATTTCTTTGATAGATTCCTCATCAAGTTCAGAGATATCCAGAGTCCTTGATATTGTCCGGGAAAAGAATTTCTCGATGATTTTAAATAAGGCATGTCCACCCTCCAGGAAATAATCAACAAAGAGCGTCAGTTTCTTAGTCCATTGAAAGTCTCTCTTGCGTATCAATCNATTGAGGGCTTTTTCAATCTTTTCTGCGGACTCTCTGGCATTTGCAGGCTGGACCACCCCCGGCTCCAAAGTGACAATAATCTGTTTGCGCATCTGGGTACCGATGGAAACATATAGGCTTTTTAGCTTCTTGATTAATTTATCTGTTGTCGGTAGAGGAACCTCGACCCCTCCGGGATACGGTCTGTTTGTCTTCTTCCTGACACCGAGACGTTGATTGTTCGCCACTACAAGTTTGTTCTTCCACACTTGGCGGGCATCATCGTCACGCCTGACCTTTTCGGCGAGTTCCTTAATGAATTGCCTTCGGTCTGAATCAGGACTCAATCTCTCTGTTTTTTCTTTAGGATTTATTCTTGATGGCATATGCCCCTCTGCAAACTCACGCTTATACTATGGTCTCGTCATTCCAATTACCATATTCTTGACCAGCTTTAACGCCTTCATATTCAAGTTCAAAAGTTCGAAACTTTTCCCGTTTGTGAAGCTGAATCTCTTTAAAGTTAATAGGTTTCGCCAATGATAATGCCCTCACTCCCATAATCCAAGCACTTGCCTTATTGGGCGACCGTCCAAGTTTCTCTATTAGATCATCTCTGTCTTCTATCTGCACTCGACCTCTAGAATTGACAAAGTATTCGATAGACAACAATTCCTCCTTGAGTGAATCATTGTCTCCCCCATGATCATCGGGAGGCATTTGAACAAGCCCTTTACGCATCTGGTCCCTTGCAAAAAAGTGATCTTCCGCCCTCTTGTTCTGGTATTGTAAGGGATCGATTGCTTTTTCTGACCCTTTCGATTTTATGATCTTGACTGATTTATCATGATCGATTATCCTCAATATTTCTCCAAGACCATCTCCAACACCATTACCATCGAAGATATAAAGGTTAGCTTCGATCTCATTCCTAATTACCAGCATTTCTTGCGCAACGATTCTTAAATCAGTAGATCCTGAGATGGTGCGAGATGCAATAATTCTACCATTTTCCATTCCATAAATTTGTGCGTCATCCTTCCCGCTGGTCGCTACATCACACGTCACTATCCGAATTAATTCCCTCGGGCGCAGATGTCGTTTTTGTGATACAGCATATTCGCTTTCAGTAAATACTGAACGTATCCCGACTGGAGGAATAAGCCCCAGCACCCTCGCATACCACCGAGGATCTTTTTCCCCCCATTTCCTTCGCTTGTCTTCAACCCACTCATATGTTGCCATACCTGGAATGATATTTTTTCGTTCTGTGTAATTCGGGGAATCCATTACGTTCAAATGAATCACCACATTGTTTTTCTTATCTCTTATCATCGAAGCGAATCTGCCGGAAGAGCGTAACGGATTCCCCAATATTACCCACAATGCTATCTCCCCCGTGAGGCAACTTTCCACCTGATCATAGACTTCATCTGCGATAGCCTGCGCTTCACTAAATATCACCATCATCCGCGGAGAGTGGAAACCTTGGAATTTTCCAATTGCTTCTTTTGTGTCTTTAGTTGTAAACGGTAAAATATACCAATTCTCATCGATGCGGAACATTGTCTTTAGCAATTCCCCAAATCCATCTTGCTTATCCCTTCGGGTATTGTATGCATTCGATAACTCTGCCCACATGATATGAGACACTTGCCTGTCTGTGGGTCCAGTCATGATACATATGCTCGGTCCATATGCTTCTAAGAACCATAGCGGCATCCTGCCGAATAGGTAATCTTTTGATTGGGCATGTCCGGAGGGGATTACTAAGGGTTTCCGTTCTTTGATGGCTTGCTGGCATGCTTTGATCATCTTGCGCATTCCGGAATGCCAATATGGAATATCAAATCTTCGTTTAAGATAAATCTCAGGATAAAGGCGAATATATTCAATAAATTTTTTCTTCTCTATTTGCGTGATGTTCTCTGAATTCCCCTGAAATCGTGTATTGTTCATTACGCTTAATTCCTCATTCNTCATTCCTCTATTTCCTCATAGATAAATGTGGCAAAGGCATCCCCGGTTTTCGTAATTGTACAATCAATATCTGTGTCGAATATTGGCCGTTCAGGCGGAGCTATAATCACAGGTTCATTGGCCACCGAAGTCAATAAAGTGTATATCACCGTAGATCCATTTTTGATTTCACATTTATCGCCAACAGTTGCGCCTGAAAACACACAGTAATGCAGGATTCCGGCTTTATTATCAGTGGTAACTGCACCTGATGCTGATAAATGCTTCTGTAAGGGCTCATTAAGGGCGGGCATTTATTTGATTCGTCTCCCATATTATCGAGAAGCGAAAAGCGAAAAGGACGCAGCTCAGCTCTCACAGTCCGTTATGTTCAGCGTTATGTGTTGTTTGTTGCTGTGGCGTAAGTGCGTCCCCTTCGTGGTCCAGAACATCTTCATTTCCATTTCTGTTTTCATTTTCATTCTCATTTTCATTTTCATCAAATTCCTTGAAGCGGGAGGAATTATTCATTTCAATTCTTTTCTTTTGGATCTGCTCGCATTCGCTATTTATGTCTTTAATCAAACTTACCGTTGTGACATTATTGGTTTGCCGCATATCGATATGAACATCTGGCCTATCTGACCAGCGTTCACTGGCTCTATTCTTGAGAAAATATATCATAGCCAAAACATTGCCGCCAATCGCCGATTTGAAGAGAGAACGGGTTACACTCACTTCCGCCTCAGCACGGCCTTTATTTATTGCGATGCCTAATTCTGGATTTCGTTTCGACCATCTCAAAACTGTAGTGCGATTCACGCCCCAATAATCAGCAAGCTCTGCATTCGTGAAACCCAGTTTACTAAGTTCCCCGGCGTCCTTAATCATTTCGGTTTTGTACATCTTCCTATTTCGCGCTACGTATTTTCGCATTTTCTCTCCATAAAAAAAGCGCACAGTAACCTACCGCTGCGCGCTATTTGTTAAAATCTATGGCGTCCCACAGATCTCTAGAAAAGTACCTCAATTCTCTTAGGAAGTCAAGTTTTATTTTCCCTCACCATTAAAGCCCAAAACCAAGCCTTCAAAATAAATTAAGTCACCCTCTTGAATTCCCCAAATTACAAGGCATACTTTTATTGAAGAATGTCAACAATCAATTAAAGGGAGGGGATCATGGATAATTCAACAACAGGCCGGGTCGTACATCGGTTTTCAATCGAGAAGATCAGCGCTTTGATCTTAACTACGATTGCGAGATTCTTAACAATAGTCTACAACGGAAATGCGTTCGCGGTTTCCTTTGCCCGTCTTGCCATCGGAAAGAAATTATTTGCCCTATTATTCACTCCGGTCTTGATATGGGCAATCTACTCCGCCTACTGGATGTACAATTTCAACCATTCCCTCACGTTCAGGGATCGGGCCATCGGCGCGGTAGCTTACATGAGAGGTGTAACACAAGGTGTAACACTTCGAGGGAAGAAATAACAAAAAAATAATTGTTGACATGATGGATCGAATTTTGTAAAATGATGTTATTAAAAATTGAACGATTAAAAAATGATTCAAAATTCAATCCTACAAAGCATCAAATTAAACAAATCGAATAAAACTTTCCTGATATGCCTCTTTTTGGCCTTTATAGGCCCTCTGAGCGATTTAAATACCTTGAAAGGGGCCGCGTGGGGGGGTAGCATCCATTTCAAATCCCTCTGCGAAGCTATAAAACGGGCTGAGAATAATCCGAATTACGGTATATTAAAAGGCTGTGATATCGAAGTCGAAGGGATGTGCCGGTACCATTGCGAAGAAACCGTCAAGAATAATTACAAACGTTGGATTCAAGCAGGCAAACCGACCGACTACCTAACCTTCCTTTGGCATAGATATTCCCCGCCGGACTCTCACCCCCTAAACCGCAACTGGTTAAAAAATGTATCGTATTTCTACCTCAAGGATAAATTGAAGGAGTTATCATGAGAATAGGAAATTACGGGATCGGATGGTGTATATTTAAGATCGGTGACAGGCGATTTAAAATCCCAAGCGATGTGGGGCGGGCCATCGAAAAGTATGTTAAAAACCACCGGAAATTACGTCACGTTTCCAGAGACGCGCTTAATTTTTTACTGGAGCAAGAAGACACACAATCTAAAAACTGGATAATGAGGGCTGAGAAAATATGTCGGAATTTGAAAAGAGCTTTAAAGTAGAAACTTTAAGAACCAACAACACGTTCGAGGCCGCGTATATCCTCTTACAAGGATTCGAGCTTAAGGACCAGGAAAAAGAGGACGGGCGGACCTATTTTATATTCAAAGGAAAGGAGATACGGCAGGCATCCAAAGACTATTTTAATAATGTGGGAGGATTTAAAAGGGTTATTGACGCATTTCGCTATCTTAAAAGGATGGCTTTAAATAATAAGGAGATGCCAAAATGGAAAATGGGTCGAGAGAACTAGAAACGGTAAAATCTGATGTTATCGCGGGCCATGCCGGCATACCGTCCCCGTCTGAGGTTAATTTCGATTCTCACATGGTTGAAAAGAAGATGACCGCGATCACACAGGCTATGGACGCCTGCACGAAGATATCCCTTCAAAGGACGAATCCTACCGACTGGGTTAAAATGGGGAAGGGGTTTTACCTTACAGATGCGGGAGCGATGAAAGTTAGGGCGATTTGGGGTATTTATTTTAGAAATATCCAAATGGCCTCGGAGAAGAAAGAAGACGGTAATATAGCTTATACCGTAACGGGAGAAGTGGGATCGAAGCTACTCGATAACTGGTACGGATCGGAGGTTATCGTTGAGTGCATGGGTTCGCGTTCATCGGCTGACGGCTTCTTCGGAGCGAACCCTGATCAGGAAGACGTTAAAAAGGCCGCCATAGCGAACTTCCGGGCCCGTGCCGTTGTTTCCGTCCTGGGAATCTCCAACATGACGGAGGATGATCTAAAGAAGAATGGTCTTGATATTCAAAAGATTCCTTCCGTTGAATTTAAAAAGGGTTCCAAGGGAGGGTCGACAGTTTCGCCGGAGGACAAGGAGATTCAGGTGAAGCTCTATAATCTTCTCGTTAAGGCTCTTAATACGAGCGAGGAAGCCGTATTATCTAAGGAATTGGAGCTTATAACCTCTTTCACAGCGAAGGACGGGGCCGCTGTCGGGGGCGTTAAATCCTTAAAAGCCCTCACAGGAAAGAGGCTCCAGGTTACCTATGGAAAAGCGAAGCAAAAATATCCTGGGGCAAATGGCGACACAGTTAAGAAGATCAATGGTGAAGAAGAAATTCAAATAGATCAACAATAAAAAATATAAAATAGGAGATTCAACAATGATTAATATAATAGAATCAATTAAAAATTACCTGAGCCTTGAAAGGAAAGGATACGCACCCTCGGCTAACTATGCCTCGATGGTTGGGAATCCTTGCGAGAGATATCTCGTTTACTTTCGTTTAAATTGGAAAGAAAGGGCCCTTCCCGATCTCACAAGGCAGGTGACATATAGAGACGGGAATCTGCACGAACAAGACGTTCTTAATCTTCTCAAAGAATCCGGTTTCGATATAGTGGAAACTCAAAGGCCGTTCGAGCTTGAGAAAATAAACGTCCGGGGAAAGATAGACGGGGTTTTATTGGTGAAAAAGGAAGATATGACTTTAAAAATACCATTAGAAATTAAGTCTATAAACCCGAATGATTTTGACAAAATCAACTCCCTTGACGACATTCTCAATTCAAACAAGCCTTGGATCAGAGGGTACGCGGCAACCTTTATGCTTTATCTTTTAATGACTGAGCAGGAGCATGGAATCATGATCTTTAAATGTAAATCTGCCCGCGGATCTTTCCCGTTAAAACAGATAGACGTTTCCCTTGACTACAAGTTCGCGGAGGACATCTACCAGAAGATGATCAGAGTAAACGAGCACATCAAAAAAAAGGAATATCCAGAAAGAATCAAGGATAGAACGGTGTGTGCAGGGTGTGATTTCCGTCACATTTGCCTTCCGGACGAGGAATCGGAAAGCATTAATTTTACGGACGATTCAGAAATACTTGAACTTCTTGATGAAAGGGAGGCTGTCCGGCCCGCGGCGCAGAGATTTGAAGATCTTGATAAGGTTGTGAAGGATCTTTACTTTCGCAAACAGCAGGACGGCACCTATCTTATTCGGGACAGGTTCCAGGTTAAAATTACAAGTTACTTCAAGAAATTCTTCAATATTCCTAATGAGATTAAAAAGAAATACGAGGAAAAAAAAGAACAGCAGAGAATCATGATAACAAAAATTAAAAATGGGAGTGAAAATAAATGACGACCATCAATAGAATGATAACGGTTTTGCGAGAGGANAAGTTCGTGGAACTCAACAACTGGGAGAAGGATTTTATTGACGATATGTATGATGCCCTTGACGGATTTGACGAGACTTTGGGTGATCAAGATATTTATGAGTGCCTCACGGAGGCCCAGGTCAATAAGGTAAGAGAAATATGGAAGGAGGTGGGTTGATGGAGGGATTTGAGGTTAATTCTATGTGGAACATTCAGCACGTGGCGCATTATTTCGATGTCCATCCTATGACGGTTTATAGATGGGCCGGACGGGGAGAGATCCCCATGTTTAAAGTGGGAGGCCAATGGCGTGCCCGAAAAGAAGATATTGAAAACTTTGTCGCAAAATCGGTTAAAAAGACAGTTTCGACAGAAGATAAGAAAATCTAGGATATGATGACTGACAATTCATTAATTGCTATATTGATATTGTTGACATTGATGCTTTTTGAAGATTAAAAACATCTGGAATCTGAAAATAAAAAATGCCTCGCGGTCGTATGCTAAATAAGAAAATTAGTCATGATGAAAAGGTAGCTAAGTTGTCACTTAAGGCTACCCTTTTCTACACTTGGTGTGTACCAAATCTCGATATCGAGGGTAGAATAGTGTCGGACAGATACAATTTAAAGGCTATCTTCCCCTTTATCCCCCGAGAGTATCTACAAGGAATATCCCATACTTAATCAAAGAGCTGGTTGATGCTGATTTGGTGTTTTATTATGGGGAAGGAGAACATAAGTATATGCAATTTAAGGGGTTTAAGAAAAATCAAACCTTAAGGGAAGGAAGGGAAAGCAAGAGTGAATTGCCACCTCCTACTCCAGCGGAACTCCGGAGTTACTCCGAACCTACTCCCGCCAAAGAGAAGCTAAGTAAAGATAAGTTAAATAGGAGCAACTCCAGCGGAGCTGGAGACACACACACTTTTAAGAAAATTAAAAATCAAGCCCATAGAAACGAAAGTTTAAAAATCCCAAGTGTGAATGAAATTGCCGAATATTTTATCCACAAGGGATATGATCGTGATTCCGCTTTTATTCAAGCAAATAAATTTTGGAATTTCTACGATTCCAAAGACTGGATGATTGGTAAGAACAAAATGAAAAAATGGCGTTCCGCTGTAAACACATGGATTATAAACGAAAAAAGCAAAACATTTAAGAGCAAAAAAACCGATGAGATTAAAGAGTATTCAGATGAAGATGACAAACAATATCGGGAGGCACAAAAAGTATGGGGTCAAAATCCAAGGTGAGAGAAGGAATAGTAGGACCGTCTGAAAGCGTGTTTGCTGGAAAAGAGGCCGAGAAACACTACGGCGCTATTGAAAGAGCTTGCTTGAAAGATATGTATTTAATCACAAAAGAAAAATATGAGATCGCGAAGGAGGATTATGAAAAAACAAAATCCTTAATGATGTGGGTTATTAATAGACATTACAATGAGCAAAATATTCAAGCGAGGGCATATCAATGTCTCAAGAACGAGAAAGAAAACTTAGTGAAAGACTCCCTAAATATGAACCATTGGAAGAATCGGTACAAAAACTCATTGACAACTTAAAAACACGAAAGACTCATGGCCCTGAATTTAAGACAGCAGTTGACGCGTTTGACCGCGGCACTTACGGTCTACATCGTTCTCACTTGGTGGTGTTGGCCGCGCGGCCGGGAAACGGAAAGACTGCCCTCGCTTCTCTCATTGCATATAATCTCGCGGATCAAGGAAGCTCGGTTGCTTTTGTATCCCTGGAATTAACAAAGGAAACTTTGCTTGAAAGAATATTTTGTATGAAATATAACGTAAACATGACATCTCTAATCCTTGGCAGTTATGGGAACGAGATTTATCAGAAACTTGAGTTGTTTAAATCATATTGCATGGATTCAAAATTAAAGATAATTGACGACTACTGTTTTAATGAGTCTGAATTATGTACGTTGTTCGATAAACTCAACTACCGCCCAGACGTTCTTATTTTGGATCATATACAACACATTCGAGCGAATCATACTTTTAAAACTGAGAGAGAAAACATATCTGAGTATTTAAGATGCTTGAAAGAATACGCTATGCGTTACAAGATAGCGGTTCTCTGTGTTTCTCAGATTAACCGGGAGGGCGACCAGTCTCCGAGTATGTCAAATCTAAAAGGGTCTGGTTCTTTAGAAGAACTAGCAGACAGTATTTTTCTTCTCCATCTTGAAAGATCAGATGACGAAGAAAGCCAATTGATTCCTGCTGAAATAAAGATAGCAAAAAATCGGCACGGTCAGTTACGAAAATTCAAACTCGTTTATAATGGTCCTAGGTATCTTTTCTACAATCAAACACAAACTTTGAAGAAAGAAGAAAACTATGAAATACGAAATTAAAAATAGGTGGACTGGAGACATTATTTGTTCCGGCGAATGGAATTTATTTCGAGATGGAGTTGTTAAAAATAAAGC